GACTTTTCCAGCACCTTTGGATAAAATTTCTTTTTTAAATGGAATTTATAAATATGAACATTCGCAAAAAACCTTAACAGTACAAGAAACCCAATATCTTAAATTAATGTTACGACAAGAATTGGGTCCTTTTTTATTAAAGTCTAAAAACAAACATGTCCCCTTTGAATATATACCAGATTGGGTGATTTCTCAGTCAGCTTCTGGATATATATTTCAAACTATTGGTCCCCTTAAGAAAGATATATTAGCTCTATTTACTTGTAGATATTTATATCTATGTTATTTGTCCTTTACATCTGTTCTTAATGGAACATTAAAAGATGAACTGAGAAACTACATGAAAGACAGTAGATTTTTTAGATATGCTGATATTTGTGCAATAGTTGCGGCTATACACTTATTTGGCTATCAAAATTTTTACCTGTGTCAGGATTGGTTGCTAACTCATATATGCATTGGGATGAAAACTCCAGGAGCAGATATGTCTATATTATGGCAAACAATTTATGACTTTTGTGGTGAAGTTCGATCTTTTGATGGAGAACAATGGGATGCACACTATCAGATATGGGGAGCAGAATTAATATGTGATTTTCGCTGTGATTTTGCTTCACCAGAAAAAATAGAAGAAATTCAAAGATATTATGCTATGATGTATGATGGTGTTACTAATTGTGGTGGTACTTTACTTCACCTTATTGGCAACTCATCAGGTCATTATAATACTGGTGTCGATAATTCTCTATTTGCTATAATGAATGTGTGGTTATACTGTTACAGAAATAATATTAGTTTACAAGATGTATTATTTTATGTATGTGGTGATGATTTAATCATTACCTCAGTAGATCCCAATTTCACTACCGAAGGGTTACAAAATTCTTCCAATAAGAATGGTATCTATTTGGAGAGTATATCAGAAGAAGCAACTCCGTTTTACGAGTGCGTTTTCTGTGGAACTCATCCTGTGGATATTAATGGAAAAATTAGGTATACTTATGATGTAGTGAGACAAACTAGTTCTCTTCACTATTGTATGCGTGGAGC